CGCAGTCCAACTCTTCCAACATGGCTCTAGCGATAGTTGTCTTACCAACACCAGCAGAGCCAGTTAGAAGGAGGTTTGGAATGTTTTTGTTGTTCACAAAGGTCTGAAAGGTTTCTTTCAGAGAGGGTGGCAGAACAGCATCCTTTACCATCTTAGGACGATACTTTTCTACCCATAAAAAATTATCACGCATTACATTCCCATAATATAAAAGTTTGACTTATTGTTCTGTGGCTTCCGCTGGAAGATCAGCTACAGATTGACCAACTGGGTCTTGTGCAGGTTGATCTTCTTGAATTTTTTCGACCAAGAACTGTCTCACTGTCGCTACACCGACTAGTTCTTGTCCTTCAAATGCGCCACGCTTTGTGCAAACATCAATGATTTGTACCATGTTTGCCATCATTTGAGGTTCTACTTGTGCCATTTTAGTTATACTCCGAATTTGTTTCTGTTGCAACCCAGTACTCAATATAGCCTGAGGTATTCTTGAAATGAGAGATACCAGCTTTAGATATTTTTACATCGTAATCGCCAGCGATGAATTTAAGATTTTCAGTTTTGAAAACCATGTTGAATACGTCACCATTGCTTGAAGCAACATCACGACTGTATTCATTTGATGTTGGGTTCTTTGTGTCAGTAGCGACAAGAGAAATACCCATCGTACCACCACGAACAACAACTTCTGGAAGACCCAGTTGATTAGCCGCAGACACCACTGCTTTCAAATCATCAGCCGTAACAGAGAATACAATCTCTGGATCAGGCATATCAATATTCTTCTCTGGTGGTGATGTCACCATAGAAGGATCAGTATATGTATATCGTGAACGTGACTTGTTGTGTTCATCACGAATTGTCACATCCATTTCACCAAATGCAAAGTCAGCATTCTCAAACAGACTTGCTAGACCAAGAAACTGGTTCAGTTCATAGATAGCAAAGTCTTGTGGAAATGTTTCTTCGACAACTGCTTGAGCAAGGATATTCTTTTGCTCACTCACAGTGCGAATTGTATTCCCTTGCTTGAATGCAAGAGAGGGATTGATTGTCGAAAAGTTCTTCAACACATCAAAAGTCTTATCACTGATTCTCATCATCATTTACCTCAGTTCTATTTTCAATTGAATCAATATAAAGTGCCATAATAGCATAGTGTACAACTTTTAGCAAGTCATTTCTGTTCTTGCCGTCTTTTTTTCCGTATCTCTGACAATACTTGATGATATTGCCCATGCAGAAACCTTCGCCATGTCCACTGTCAATAATAAACTCAGTAGACTGAAACTTGTTGAAAGAGTAGTGACCATCATAAGTAGCCGCTACATAATCATAGACTTCTTTCAAAATCTTATCTTCGTCAAACTTAAACTTACTCATTTTTTCATCATCTTAATTTCATCGGGGTCAGCAGTTGCAGTAGCACCAAGTTGTGCAAGATCACTCAGACTACCACCAAAAGTATAAGAACCTGTATGAAGCAATTTCATCCAAGGACACATCCAAGTCTTTACACCAACTTTTTGCATCCACTGACAGAACATGTAGTCTTCTGATAGATAACGCTTTGAATCAGGATCAATCAGTGCTTGAAAGTACATCATGATTTCACGACTGCCATCAAAATGCTTTGTACGAACATGATCTGGAATGTAAGAATAATCCGGATATGCTTCATTAAATTTTTCAAGGCATTCTTGGTAATCATCATGAAACCAGTACCACCTTCAAGAACAGGAACAGGCTCATCAAGTCTTACTTGTGTACTATCCGTATCTGGATTAAATACATAGTCACCAACAAATTTTTCTAGATCGCCAGGATTTTCATCAGCCCAACCTTTATCAACGGCTCGCTTAATCTTTTCCCAAGCGATAGTCTTCTTCGGATAAGGACCACATATGATGTCCATACGCTTGCTATCATCAGTCTCATCCGGATCAGACAAAGCCGCTAGTGTGATAACATCATTAGGATCAAAACCAATATCAGAGTCAATGAACATTAGATGTGTATAGTCACCACGCATAAACTCATCTACGCAATAGTTTCTTGCTCTGGTAATTAAAGATTCATTGAAGAGATAAAAAAACTTGATATCCATCTCATACATGGCACCAAGTTTTGCTAGATCAGCAGTTGACTTTGTGTACATGCCATGACAGTTACCACCATACATGGGCGTTGCAACAAAGATTTTCTTTTTCTTCAAATCTTCTAGTTCGATTGTAATTTCCAACTCAAACTCCTATAATAAAAACATTGTGTAGATTATATAGTAAGAAAGCACTTGATGTCAAGCACTTTCTTAAATATTTTCAGTTATTTATGCGACTTAGAATGGTACTTCTTCAGTCAACTCTGACTTCTTCAACTCTTCCTCACACTCAGCATCAGCATCTACCTTAGTGTAGAGATCACGGAACGAAGTCTTAGTGTCTTCATCAAACCGATTGATGCACATCTCAATCGCAGTCATACGATCACCAAAGATGCTGTATGCCTTTGCAATGTGGACCAGACGCCGTGTCGAGATAATCTCATCGACACCACCATCATAGTAAGTCTTACGAATGATGTCAGCCCAGTCAACAAGCAACTCTTCAAAGTTGTCCATCACATCGATGCCGAGATCATCAAACACTTTACCGAGAATCTTTTTCTCAGTAGCAACTGGTGGATAAGACTGCTCGACAGTGATAGGGAAACGCTCAAGAAACGCTTCATTCATCACGTTAGTGCCGATGAAACGACCATCGTCAGAACCTTTACCCTTGGTATTGGCAGTGGCGATGATCGTAAAGCCAGGAGCAGGCTTGACATACTCACCAGTCTTCTTGATGAAGTAGCCTTTGCCTTCGAGTATTGACTGCAAGCACATAACCTTCGCTGGATTAGCGAGATCAAGTTCATCTAGCAGTGCAACGGCGCCACGCTCCATGGCTTTAATGACTGGACCTTTGAAGAACTTGGTTTCACCGTTTACTAGACGGAAGCCACCAATCAAGTCGTCTTCATCAGTCTCGACTGTAAAGTTGATCCGAATAACTTCACGCTTTGCTTGAGCGCAAGCCTGTTCGATACCGAATGTCTTACCATTACCTGACAGACCTGTCACATAAACTGGATAGAACATACCTGATTTGATGATTTGCTTAATCTTTTTGAAATCACCAAATGGAACAAACAACTCATCTTCTTCTGGAATCAAGTTCTCAGTGAATGATTCAGTTTCAACATTCATGCTTGTGACAAGTGTGTTTGGAACAAGTGCAACTTCTGCCTCTGGCTTTTCTACTTTAGCAACGCCAGGCAGTTCATACATACCGTGACCTACACGATAGTCTGGCTTGTTGAGTAGCCATGTTGGACGGCGAAATCCATTGTTCTCAGCAAGTTTGATTGCTTCAGCCCGTGTGACTGTTGAACCAAACTCTTTTTGGGCCAATGCCACAAACGCTTTCTGGGTCTTGTTCAGTTTACGCATAACAAATCCTCTCTCAGTTGCGAATCACTTTTCTCATTACTTGTTGAATCTAACATAATACAACGATGATGTCAAGCCCTATTATGCTACCAAGTCGATAAATTTTGAAAGCATAACTCGACTGCCCTTGCGTGTTTTGTTTGCTTTCTTAAAAGCAGAACGTATCTGAGCCTTGGTAGCATCCTCAGTGACTTCGATTGCACCGTTAGATGTCTCAAGTGCTTTACCACCTAGAATGCCAAAGTATGCACTGTATCCAAAGTTCGGTATGATGCAGTAGTTATCCTTCTTTAGATCACCCCACATATTCTCTCGCTCAAAATAATCACCAGTTGGAATCTCACGCAAAGCAGAAGGCTTCCGATAAGGTAAGATATGGAATCCAATCACGTTAGAACCAGTGTGATCCCGAAAGATTCTCAGTAGTTGAGGCGTGGCACGTTCACCGTTGTTGTACCGATACCGCTTTTTAGTTACTGGATCAGTCATGTAACATACTACATTCTTATCGAGTCCAGAATACCGACCGAAGTCCAAATGTCTTTCGGTGGTGTATTCATCCTTACCTGTAAATGTTTTTTCCTTGGAACTAAACTCCATAGAGGCGCTTGCACCATCTGTCAGATAGATTGTGTTCACTACATCCAATCTATTTTTGTTTTTGAAGATATCATGAATGATCATACCAGCAACAATAGCATCATCGAGTGGTGTACCGCCAAGGTAAAGAGGACCAGGCAAAGTCCATTTCATAGTGTAGCGATTACTCCACCGATCAAAGAACTCGCCCATTGCAAGCATTGCTTTACACATTTTCTGATAATCATTCCGGCTCATCTTGTTTGAGAAGAACTGAATCAAGCGAAAGTCGCCGTCATAGCCAATCTCATAGAGATCGAATATATCACGATGATAATATCTGTTATTACGATCCCATCTATCGGTGAAAGCATAGACCTCGAAAGGAATGTTTACTTGCTTACAAAACTGTACAAGGTTTAGTAACTGTTCGATGGTGTTCTTTATCTCAGACACCATAGAGCCAGACCAGTCGATGAACATCAGCAGACCATGGTTCTTGCCCTCAGGCAACACAGTCATTTTCTTGAAGATATCATCACTGTACATGTAGTTGTTCATTTTGAGAGTATCGATGACACCAGTTTTAGAGATAGTAGCCCGCTTGTATTCAGCGGCCTTTTTCTTCATCTCAAACTCTTTGACAAGGTAGTTGATTGTCTTTTTGTTGTCACGCTGAAAGACTTTAAGCAGTTCAGCACCATCATCAAAAGCCTCTGGACGATCATCGAACAGAGACAGCACTTTTTTGTAATCGATAATACGATCAGTCGTCACTTTAGTTTTGTTAGTTGGAAGTGTTAGATTGTAGAATGTTTTATTGGGATCAGCACCAAACTCATTGGAGATGTTTTCATTCAGTGACTTATCGGTGACAGATTCAGGACCATGCTCACCGCCGTCATGACCGCTAGTAGTGTTCTGAGACCCCTCTGAATCGCTCTCAGAAGCGTCACCAGTGGTGCCTTTAGTACCTACTGATGATTGATCGTCTTCTTCCGAATCGCCTTCCTCAGAGCCGTTTTTCGCTTGATCATTGCTCTCTGTCTCCATGTCAGGTTCGTATCCGAAACCTTCAGAAATATCGTATTCGCCTTCATCGGAAGTGTCTTCATCGCCGTATTCCTGTTGCATTTGAGCAAAAGCCTCAGACATCGCCTGTTGCTCTTCCTCATGTTCTTCTTTTGCTTTACCATAAAGACGAGTAGCAATATCGATTACTTGCTCAAACGTATCAGCCTTGTCAATCTCAGAAATCCAAGACTTCTCTTCTTTACTGAACTCAACACCGACAGTCTGTCCACACTTGAAGAATACGTTCAGACGGTCGATGAGTTTGAAACTATTTATTTCTTCAGAACTTTTTCCGAAGAAGCCATCAGCAAGCATTTTCTTGTAAGACTTGATGAATGACTTACGAAGACCGGGATACCGCTTTTGAACCATGCGCTCAATACGGGCGTCCTCGACTACGTTTAGAAAAGACTGAAAGCCCCTACCACCATTACCAGCGGCGTCCATCCACTTCTGAGCGGGCGTGTAAAGAGCGTGAGCAATCTCATGACCCACTAG